AACAGGTTCTCGCAAGCTACTCAACTACAGAAGAACTGGGGTTAGAGGTTGAAACGACAGATACTGTATTAGAATAATTCCGACAAGGAATGGGTAATGCGGCGGCCTTGGCTTAGGCTGGTCAATTTCATCACCCAGAGGTAATCGCATAAAAGCCTCGTCATACCCCACCCCCCTTTACCCAATCTTGGGGGGTGGGGTAAACCTTATATACCTATGGACAAACATATTTATGCAGTAGATTTTGAAACCTACTACGACAAAGAGTGCAGCATCAGAACTCTAGGGACATTAGGCTACTTCAGCCACCCACAATTTGATGCATACATGGTCTCCGTTGTTGGCAACGAGGGGACTAGTTTCGTTGGCCACCCAAAAGATTTTGACTGGAGTATTCTTAATGGCAATATTGTGCTATCACATAACGCTAGTTTTGATGAGACCCTTTATCTTTATGGAGTAGAACAAGAATGGTGGAGTTCATGTGACCCATTTGAGTGGCACTGCACGGCAGACTTAGCCGCTTACAGTAAGCTCCCAAGATCTTTGAAGGGGTCAACGGCAGAATTGTTTGGACTTACCGTAGACAAAAGTACGCGGGATAACATGTCTGGTAAGCGGTGGGAGGAAATGACAAAAGAGTTTAAAGATGAGGTTAGTGAATATGCCCTTAAAGACAGTGAACTCTGTCTTAAATTATGGGAGACACTTAGCGACAACTGGCCGGACTTTGAAAGAAAGATAAGCATCCTGAATAGGAAGATTGTTCAGGAAGGAATCCCTATCAATGAATCTCTTCTTAAAGAGCAACTAGAAACTATTAAGGTTAAGTTATTTGAAGCGGAAGAAGTTATTCCGTGGCTTGGTGAAAAGCCCTTACTTAGTCGTGCTGCGTTTGATGCGCAGTGTTTGCTGGTGGGTATCGAGCCTCCCGTAAGTTTAGCTGTGACTGATGAAGAGTCTCAGCAATGGGTAGCTTACCACAGCAAAGAGCATGAATGGATTAGCGCAGTGAAAGACTGGCGTAGGATCAACTCGCTACAAAAGAAACTTGAAAGTTTTGATTACGCCACAATGCCGGATGGCAGATATTACGGGGGGTGTATGTATTTTGGGGCGCATACAGGAAGGTTCTCTGGGTCTGGTGGGAACCTAAATCTACAGAATTTACCAAGGGAGGAAATGTTCGGTGTAAATCTCAGACATTTGATTGCTCCTAAACCTGACAAAAGATTAATCGCAGTTGACCTTTCTCAGATTGAAGTTCGTACACTTTGCTGGTTAGCTAGAGATTCTAAAATGCTTGAGGAGATACGTAACACAAATGATATCTATGAAGCTTTTGCCATTAGGTTTGGCATGTGGGACGAAGAAAAAGGATCAATTAAACAAGACCCTAAACTAAGACACGCAGTAAAAGGAATGGTGTTAGGGTGTGGTTATGGGGCGGGGGCCGCTAGATTCTCTTCTATGTCTGGTATTAGCGAAGACGAAGCTGGTAAAAGGGTTCGTAAATACAGGACGAAGATGAGGAAGGTTAAGAATCTTTGGAATGAATATACCAGTGATATTGAAAATTCTCACCTAGCTAAGTCTGAATTTACTGTAGAGCTGCCTAGCAACAGGGTTCTTAACTACGGGCAACTCAAACCTTTAGCCGAGGGGGGAAGGTTACACTTCCTAACTAGGATGCCTAAGCACGGCAAAAGTATTACCGTCCGACTCTGGGGAGGGCTTGTGGCAGAGAATGCCAGCCAAGCTTTAGCTAGAGATATTTTTTCAGACATGCTTCTTAGAGTAGCTGAAGCAGGACACAGAATCATTATGCACGTCCATGACGAAATGGTAATCGAAGCGGATGAAGATAAAGCCGAGGAAACACTAGAGGATGTTATCTCCATAATGTCCAAACCCCCTGAATGGATCCCTGATATCCCAGTGGATGCAGAGGGATCAATACTAACTAAATATGAAAAATGAAATACAGATACCTTAAAAATCTCAGAGCCAAGAAAACTACAGCTTGCGATGACATGTCGCAGATTGTTGCCCAGAGACCAGTCTTTAAATCAAAAGCGTTATATAGAGAGTGGTGTGGAAAAACTGATACTGATCATTATTTCTTCAGTATGGTGGAGGGGCTAAATAGTGGTGCTCGTATTGAAGGTGAGAATAAAGTGGTTAAGGTGCATGGTGTTGCTGCTGACTATGACGCTCCCATAGACTGGTCTAACGTCGATAACATAATAGCTTCTAAATGTGTGGACTGTATGCCTTCGTGGAGGGCTATGACTTATAGTGGATATATCCGTGTAGTATTTGAATTTGAAGAGGTGTGTTCTGTCCCCCATTTTCTTTATCGTGCTTTTATGGGGGAGCTTAAGAAGCTCATAAACTTCTCCAAGATATTCGCTGGGTATGATAGGAAGTCTGAAGAACCATCACAATACTTTGAGTTGGGAACTGAGTGGGTTTCGCTGAATGGAAAAGTTCCAGCGGCGGTTGTTCAGACTGCACTTATCAAGGCGGCTAAGAATAACCCTCCCGAATCTGCCGACACATCTATACCTATAGAAGAGGTCGCTGCTCAAGTTCAAAAGAAATTCCCCAATCGATGGATTGGTGACTTTGAGGTAGGGTCAAGAGGCCCTTTGTTTTGGATTGATGATGGTATTGACCGTGAAGGGTGCCAAGTGTTTGAGGATGGAATGATTGTATACTCAGACAGAGACTATGGATGGAAACCTTGGAGGGAAATATTCGGCCCTAACTTTGTTAAAGCATATGAGCAGAAAAAGATGGGTGGTTTGCTTGATGAATATTGGTTCAATGGTAGGCAGTTTTTCAAACTACTACATGGAGCCGCACAACCTATCCCCAGAGATCAACTTGTTTTAGAACTTAGGCAACGTGGATTCAAGAATGCTACAAAGAAAGGAGACAACATTTCCGAAGTGGAGAATGCTATATTGGTCATCAGTAATCAGAATAGAATAAATGAGATTGCCCCCGTTGTATTTAGGCGTAACGAAATAGTCGTTGATTTCAATGGGCTAAGGATACTTAACAGTTCCAACATCCAACCTGTATTGGCTTCGGGTGATCCTGATCCTTCAAACTGGCCTTGGCTCGATATGTTCTTCGATCAGTTCTTTGAAGACTCAACCGAAATTAGAACTAAGTATTATTTCTTTGCTTGGCTAAAGCGTTACCACGCTGGGGTGGTAAACAACAGAGAAGATCAGGGACAAGCATGTATCTTCGTCGGGCCTGCTAAGAAAGGAAAGACACTTATGTCCAATAAGATTATTGCAGCCGCAGTGGGTGGTTATGCAGACGCTAGTGATTACTTATCTGGTGGGACAAAGTTTAACAAAGATTTAGGGAGGGCCGCGTGTTGGGTGATTGATGACACCGTTAGTGCTGCTTCATTTCAAGATCAACGGAAAGCAACAGAACTTATTAAACGAGCTGTGGCTAACCCCCGTATTGAGTTCATGGCTAAATACGCAGACGCTGTAACTTTACCATGGGCGGGTAGAGTTGTTGTAAGCCTTAACGATGATGCCAACAGCATGAGTGTTATACCAACTCTTGATTCAAGTAATAAGGATAAGATCATGGCCTTTAAGGTTTCAAAGACACCGTTTAATTTTCCCGTTAAAACAAAACTAGAAAACATTATTGCTACTGAGATGCCTAACTTTCTCGCTTGGCTAGAGCAATGGGATCCACCTGCTGAGATTATAGATGATGACAGGTTTGGGGTGGTAAGCTACATTGATAAGAGCATTGCGTATGCTGCGTACGACAACTCAAGTAGATCACAAGTAGCAGAGCTTGTTGATTTCTTTGCTAAAGCAGCTCGCGAAAACGATGTCGAAGGAGAATGGAGTGGGACGTTAACTGAGTTTCAGAGAGCTTTACACACCTACAACAACGGTAGAACTTTGGGGGCTTCGAACAGACTTGAGTTTGTAAGAAATGGGTTAGCTCATCTAGAGGATGGCAGGAAGTCTAATACAAAATTGAGACCTATTAAGTCTATCGGGAAAGGTGGAGGTAAGGTGTGGACTATCGATGTTAATGAGAAGTATGATATTGACTTTAAAGAGAGTTCGCTGGACGAAGTCCCCCAATAGGTAAGTGATACCCATCTACTTTATAGGTGAATCCGTAATCATCGGGTTCACCTTTTTTCTTATACAACCCTGATTTCTGAATCTTGAGTCCTGTAGCCCACCCCAGCATCCATGCTCTGGTGAAATCTTTCTTAACCCTGACAAAGTAATAAGCGTTAGCGGGAAGCTTCTTTCCTTCAGGACAATTGACTGAGGCAGTGTAGTGTGGCTGAGGTTTACCTGAGCAACACTTTGCCTTAACGTCAATTCTTCTTTTACCTAGTTCATAGTCGTGGGTGTAGATTTTATCCCCCACGTATAAGGCTTCAGGGTACAGGTTTTCAAAAGCAACCTCTCCTAAAAAACCTGTCATTCTCCCTGCTCCCCTAGTAAAGGAGTTGGGGAGCACCCCTAATTCTTCGCTTCGTTCGAACGCTTCTTTTATATTGTCGCTGTTAGGCTTGAAGACTAGCAATCCCTTCGTTCTACTGAACTGAGGGGGCAGCTTTTTCCGTTTCATCCACTACTGGTTCTTTTGTTCAATCTGTCCCAAGCAGGGAAGAACACTTCATCCATGCACCTAACTACGGCTTCTTGTTCAAACGTTTCACAAAACCCTACACCAGATATGCAAAGGCTGGCTTCCATTAACTCATGCCTCAGTGTTTGCATTATCTGCTGATCTTTTAAATGCTTAGATAAAATAATTACTTTTCTGTCGTGGCTGTAATACCCAAATAAACCGTCATCACTTAAGTCTTCTTTCAGGATACGAACTGTCTGTCCTGCCACACGTATGGTTTTGGGAACCCTCATTATACATAAAATTTGTTTATACCTTCCGCGTATACCGCAGCCAACTTCGCTAAATCAGACATTATTAAAGATACATCATCGGAGTTAGAACCAAAGAAAGGTTCAGATATACAAGCGTAGCATGGTGTTTTTCTCAGGAAAAGTGCCCCGCGTTGTCCCCTGCCCCGTGGCTTCACTCCACGAGAACGCATGTCAGGATAATACTTTTCCATTTGCTCTTTTAGTTCCGTAGCAAGTTTCTTTCCACCTCTACTAGACTCCCAATGTAGCCACTCATGCCCTGTAGCTTTTGGCCCAGCGGCATTGAAATGTAACTCAATGCAAGCACTCACCCCATCTTGCCTCATTTTACGTGATACATAATTCATTGCGCCTACGTAACTGCGAGCATTGTAGTCATCGTATACTTTATAAGGAACCTTGAGCATAGGCGTAATCAAAGGTATAAGCTCTGAATTAAACTTGTGCTCACTAACACTATTGGGGCCTACGGTATAGGCACCACTATCTCCTTTCCTAGAATGTCCTATAGCAAGCCCTATCATTTTTTGTATTTAAAAAGTAATCTGTAGAGAGACACAACCGCTACTGCGATTCCCAGTATAAGTGATATCACCCGCAACCAATATTCTATTTGCTCTTGCAACGAAGCGGCAACAGCTATTGTTGGTGCAATGGTTCCTAAGAGAGTATCTATCAACTTTGAAGAGTTCATTTGTTACCAATAGTTATAGCTCTTAGATATGAGTAATGACTGTGAAACTTATGACCTTCTCTGCCTATTAGTGTTCCCTCAGCAAATTCGTATTGCTTACCCTCAATCAACGTTACGGTCGGCGGATCGTAAAGTGCGCTCTCGTTCGCGGCTGAGTCGTTTGCCCAATCTTTCGATGCGCAACTTTGCAGCAGGACTACCAATACGGGCAAGCTCATCAATTTCATCTTCAATTTCATCTACGTAGCGTGTCTTTTTTAGTTCAATTAATCCTACAAAAGCTTCTAGGGCCGCTGTGATTAAACGCATTATGCGCATCTTATTTCTGTTTACTCTTTCCGATGTTCAACGCCATCCATTCGACAATGACATAGAGCTTCCGCACGATGCCGTCATCTTTAGGTGTGGGTGTTAGAGCACAGATAGCCGATGCTACTGCGACAACCGAAGTAAGAACTCCGATAACTTGCTGTTTGTTTTCAGTAATGAATGTAATAATGTCGTTCATAATTATAATAGGTTAGGGACGCGTGAGCCAGATCCAGAAGGATCAAAGCGGATTGTTGGTTTAGCGGCTCCTCGATACGCGTCTAATTCTTCTTCGAGAAGCTGTTTACAAATAGTCCAATGGTATTGTGCTCTTTCAATATCAGCGTTATCCTCAGCAACTGAGCCTAACAAAGCATGTTTTATGGCGTTTAAGTTGCTTGGGTAAACTGCATCATAAGA